GAAGTGTCGCAGGAGTTCACTACGTCGGACCCTATGCAGCGTGTAGCACTCGCGGACAAGCTCGAGAAATGGCTAGAAAGTACTTTAGGGGGGTAAGGCTTAGGAAAAGGGAAAAGCGCACTCTGTGGCGCTTCTCCGTGGCTCTAAGGGGTATAGTTATATTTGAAAGGTGGTACGTCTAATTCGTCTAAAAGAATACGTAGTATTCGTTCTATACCGCATGCTTCATCAATAGGGTTTCCATTGTTTACATGGTGTTCTACTAGCCACTTATATTGTTTTATGAGGTCGTTTGTATCAGGTACAAAAGCACTCAAGGGTAGTTTAACTCTGTCTTTCATCATAAATCACTTTCGTCTCTTTTTGTAACTATTGGGAAGGCGTGGTAAAGTTTCCAACGTGTTTTACGTAAAGCTTTTTCAGTTGAAACATAACAATCACCGTCTAAGCTTATCAATTCGTCATCCCATTCTTTTAAGGCTTCCCAAACTTGTCTAAGTGCGTCTTGTTGTTTAACGGTTAGCTTGTTAAAAGAAGTGTTTAAGATATTTTCTTTTATTTCTACTTCTTTTTGGCGTTCGTCACGAGCTTTTTTCTCTTCTTGGTTTTCTACATATGGCATTTGTAATCCTTTCTTTGTATACCTCAAGTCATGCGATTGCATGAGAACGCACCGCCGAAACGGTGCTATCTGATACAATCATGGTGTTATGAAGTGCCACGCGAAAACTAATCCAAAGATTAAAACGCATATAGCAACGTCGGTAAGTTTGATGTTCTTGATGATTGTTATGAGTTCTGAGATTGTCATTATGCTGCATCCACTACAAAGCCGGAGTTGTCTTTTCTTGCCTTGCCTTTAGCATACAACGCAACAATTGACTGTTGAGGGTCAAGAAAGCGTAAGTCTGTTTTATCGCCGTCTATAGTTGGTAAACCTATAAACTTACTTGGAATGTTTTCTTTGTTGCGAAATACAACAGCGATGTTAAGGCCATTAGCCTTAGCAATATCCACTTGCTTAAGATACGTGGCATTCGTTGCGCTATAACTAAACGTCAAGTGATAGTTGTCAGGTAAGTTTCTACGATTGGCAATTTTTGTATAATCGTAGAAAGTAATATTAGGGAATAGGTTAAAGATAGTTTCTCCATTAACTTTGATTAACTCCCAACGTACATCTGTAGTACCGTTTAATCTTATTGCTGGCTTTAGGTCGCGTTTCTCACAATAGTTTTGAAACCTGGTAAGATCCTTAACAAGTTGAGCCATAAATCCAGCCCGATCTTTGATAAACCATTGTGCCTTCCGTGCTCTACCTTTTTGGACGCTATTCATTGAGCCACGACCAGCAGTGTTTAAACAACCTTCTAAGCAACCAGCAGTTTCAGCCATTGGACAAAGATTGTGCCCAAGTGTTTTATATGGTGTCATATACATAATTGCTGTTAGATAGCCGCTGTCATTGCCTTTGATTGTCTTGGCATCTCCACCAGCTCTGATTAAATTGCCTATGAAATTATAATTTGTCATTGTATACCTCTTTGTTGTTATGCCTTCATAATACATAAGTGTCACAAAGTGTCAATAGTAATTATTTATTGTGTTAGATTGTAAGATGATCTATATATTGAATATACAAAGTTGCTTGCCTGTTAGCTTTGTATACCTCAATAACTAGCTCGGACTTAGGTCCGGGCCTTTTTGAAGGAACACAGATTGAGTAAACGAGCAGTAAATACAGTCATTATGGAAAAGATAGTTGATCGCCTAGCATCAGGTGAAACCTTGGTTGACATCACAAAAGACAAGGCAATGCCAAGTTACCGGGCTGTAACCAGGGCGGTTGCAGCTGATGAAGAGCTATGGACTCTATACCGTAAAGGGCGCATTCTTCAGGCTGAGTATATGACGGACCGTATTGTGCGGTTAGCTGTGGAACCATTGCCGGAAGGTGATGTACGTTTTCTCAATGCTGAGGTAAACAGACGCCGCTTAGAAATAGATGCGCTGAAATGGACAACGGCAAGAAACCAACCGTTCGGAATACGTGACAAGAAAGAAGACCAGCCACAAGCACAGACCTTCACCATCTCATGGGCCGGAGGTGATACCGCTGTTAGTGCACACGAGGAAGAGGAGGTACTGCATTGAAAGCACCAGCTAACATTCTGAGTGGCCGAGGTACGCGCGTGAAGTGCAAAACCTTTTCGCATAATATGTATTATGTTAACAAAACGCCTTATTTGCTGTAGTTTGCCGTATTTCTGGCGATACAGACCCCCCACCCTCCCAGAATCACCGCGCCACTTCTTACTACATAATATACCTGCGGAGCATACACAGTGACTCCCACACTGACTGCTGATCAACACGCAATGCTAGGTCATCTCTCAGAGCTACGGAGAAGCGTTGTAGATGGCGAAAGCTATAAGGAGCAGTTTGAGGCTGCGGTATTGCTTATTGATCTGTACGAGGCTATCTTGGAGTTGAATGGCATATTGATATATGAGGATCAGGAGAAGGTGGTTAGGCAGTGACGCATATAGAGATACCGTATGAGCCTCGTGTGTTACAGATGGAGTTGCACAATGAGATGCAAGAGAAGCGGTGGGGTGTTGTTGTATGTCATCGAAGGTTTGGCAAGACGGTATGGGCTATTAATCATATATTGAGGCATTCTCTTCTAAGCGGAAAGAGTAATCCTAGGTATGCGTATATGGCACCTACTTATAGGCAAGCTAAAAATGTGGCTTGGGATTATCTAAAACATTTTGCTGGTAAGATACCGAATGTGAGGTTTCATGAGACGGAGTTGCGGTGTGACTTGCCTACTGGTGGTAGGATTAGTTTGTTGGGTGCTGAGAACCCGGATAGCTTACGTGGGATATATTTGGATGGGTGTGTTATGGACGAGGTTGCTGACATGCCGGAGAGTGTATTTCCAGAGGTATTGAGGCCAGCATTATCTGATAGGAAGGGATTTTGTATATTTGTGGGTACACCGAAGGGGCATAATGCTTTCTTTGATTTTTATGAACAGGCTGCATCGAGTGATGATTGGTTGTCTGCGGTGTATAAGGCGAGTGAGACGGGGATATTGGACGAAGAGGAGTTAGAGGCTGCTCGTACTATGATGTCTGTGGATCAGTATGCTCAGGAATTTGAGTGTAGTTGGAATGCGAATGTGCCTGGTGCTATTTATGGCAAGGAATTGGAGGATGCTACGATAGGTGGTCGAGTAACGAATGTACCGTATGATCTTAGTCAGAGGGTTGATACTTGGTGGGATTTAGGCATTGGGGATAGCACGGCTATATGGTTTACTCAGAGTGTTGGTCGTGCTGTGCATGTGATAGATTATTATGAGAATAGGAATGAGGGGTTGCCGCATTATTGTCAGGTTCTTAATTCTAAGCAGTATTTGTATGGGTCGCATAATGCACCGCATGATATAGAGGTGCGTGAGTTGGGGAGTGGTAAGAGTAGGCGAGAGGTTGCTTGGGATCTGGGTTTGAATTTTAGGGTTGTTCCTAAGCTTCCTGTTGAGGATGGGATACATGCGGCTCAGATGTTGATACCAAGGCTTTGGTTTGATAGGGAGAAGTGTAAGGATGGTTTAGAGGCTTTGCGGCAGTATCATAGGGCTTATAATGATAGGACAAGAAGTTTTAGGTCTACGCCAGTTCATGATTGGTCAAGTCACTCAGCCGATGCGTTTCGATATTTCGCTGTGGGTTTAAGAGAGAGTAGGCCAAGTCAACAGGCTCCACAAAAACAGGCGGTGATGGATTATGACCCATTTGCAGCTTGAACCGAAAGAATATTGCGTAGCTGAGATTTCGGACGTTCCAGAGGTGGTTGAGTTGTGCGCGAGGTTTCATAAGGAGAGTTGGCAAGTGTTTGCGGACTTTGACTATGATAAAATGACTAGTTGGATTGTTGATAGAGTGCGTAATGAAGAGGATCAAATCTTCTTAGCAAAAAAGCACGGAGATGTTATAGGTGTGTTAATTGGGATGATTTTTTCGTTTCCGTATAGTAACACACTAGTCGGGGGCGATTATATCTGGTATGTTGTACCTCAAGAGCGCGGTGGAATAGCTGGTGTAAGGCTTATGAAGATGTTTGAAGCGTGGGCTAAAGAGAATGGTGCGGTTCGTATTATGACAGGTGCAACGTCTGGTATTGCGTCAAACAGAGCTGCTAGGTTAATGATGCGTTTAGGCTTTGAGCCTATGGGTTCGTTTATGCAGAAGGAGATATAGTATGGGTGGTTTGTGTGGTGGTAGCAGAGCAACCAGAAGGACACCAAGAGAAAGAGCTAGGCAAAGGACTGGTGCTGAAGACGCAGTTCGCAGAGGTCAGGTAACAAGGCGTACTGGTTTAGATGCGATTGTAAGTGATATTGCAATGGATACTGGTTTGCGTCAACCAGATACAGAATATTATTCAAGGCTTAATGAGAGAGCAGAGGCTGCACAAACAGAGCAAGCACGTCTTAGGGAAAAAAGAAGTAGAGATCGTAGAAGAGAAAGAGCAGCTACAGCTACTACGGATACAACAGCGGCAACAGTTACTCCTGTTACGCCGACTGCACCAACAACACCTACGCAACCCACAGCCCCGACTACCCCCACTCCCCCACCAGCACCCCCACCGTTTACAGAAACAACCACTACAGGTGCGGATACAACATATAAGGGTGGAGATGTGAGTGTCGGAGATGTGATAGATAACCGCGTTGTAACAAGTGAGACTGAAGCTGACGCTATTGAAAGCACCGGGAAGGGTAGAGTTTCAACGATTGCAACAAGTCCTAAAGGGTTGCTTGGAACAGGAACAACAGGAACGGTCCGTAGAAGACGGTCTTTAATGGGTAGTGGTTTACTAAGATGATGTTGCGACGAAAAAATGTAGCCGGAGAAATGGGTGCAAAATCTGCTCAACCAGCCAAACGTCGGGTTGATATGACAGTTGATCCTTTAGAGCGCCTTAATCAAAGGATGGCTGGGAGAACGCAAGGTGGTTCTTTAGAGGGAATACCAACAACAAACAAAAAGAAAAAACGCTCTTTGATGAATAATTATGGAATGATGTAATGGCACAAATATCACCGCTTATAGCTCAATTAGATAGACGTTTTAAATCTTTGCAAAGCCAAAGATCAAATTGGGAACGTCATTGGCAAGAGTTAGCGGATTATATGTTGCCGCGTAAAGCAGATATAACTAAGAAAAGAACGCAAGGTGATAAGCGTACAGAGCTGATCTATGACGGCACAGCTATTCATGCTGTAGAGCTTTTATCATCTAGCTTGCATGGTATGCTTACATCTCCTAGCACACCTTGGTTTTCTATGCGGTATCGAGATCCGGCGCTACAGAATGACGATATGGCTAATGAGTGGTTGGAAATCTGCCTAGATCAGATGTATCAGGCTTTTAACAGATCAAACTTTCAGCAAGAGATACATGAGCTTTATTATGATCTTGTGGTGTTTGGTACTGCTGCTTTCTATGTTGAAGGTGACAAAGAAGGTTTGCGGTTTTCGTGTCGGCACATTGCAGAGATTACGGTAGCAGAAGATGCCAACGGAAAAGTAGATACAATATATAGAAAGTTTAAGATTTCTGCTCGTGCTGCTGGACAGAGGTTTGGAGAAGAAACTTTACCAGCACAAATGGCAAAAGACCTAAAGAATGAGCCTCATAAAGAACATGAGCTTGTACATGCGATATATCCGCGTGGAGAAACAAAGGGTCGTAAGGCACAGAACAAAGCAATAGCTTCTGTGTATTATCACGCTGACACAAGGCAGTTATTGTCTGAGGGTGGTTTTGACGATTTTCCGTTTATGGTTCCACGTTTTGTAAAAGACAGTGTAAGTACATATGGTAGAAGTCCAGCAATGAACGCACTGCCAGATGTTAAGATGCTTAATAAAATGTCAGAGGTGACTATTAGGGCTGCTCAGAAACAGATTGACCCACCATTGATGGTTCCTGATGATGGTTTTATGTTACCTGTCAGGACAACGCCAGGTGCTTTGAATTTTTTTAGAACAGGTACAAGAGATAGGCTAGAGCCTTTAAATATTGGAGCAAACAATCCTCTCGGTTTAAACATGGAAGAGCAGAGACGTAATGCTATACGTCAGGCTTTCTATGTAGATCAGTTGTTGATGTCGCAAGGACCAGCGATGACAGCTACTGAAGTGTTGCAACGTAACGAGGAAAAGATGCGGCTTTTAGGACCAGTTCTCGGTAGGCTCCAATCCGAATTGCTCCAGCCACTAATCTCCAGATCCTTTGCGTTGCTGCTCAGGAATGGCCTCCTCCCTGCTGCTCCTGAGCAATTACAAGGCCAAGACATTGATATTGAGTATGTCTCACCGCTTGCCAAGGCTCAGAGACTTACAGACTTACAGGCAATGTTGCGTGGATTTGAGGTAATGATGCAAGTAGCGGAAATCGCACCTGTTATGGATTATCTTGATGATGATAAACTTGTGCAGTATCTTGTAGAGGTTACAGGTATTCCGGCACGAGTTATAAGAAGCAATGAAGAGGTAAGACGATTACGCGAAGAAAAAGCAGAGCAAGAGCAAGCGCAGCAAGCAATGCAAGAGCAGATGATGCAAGCTGAAACCGCACAGAAAGTAGCACCATTAGTTAAAGCAGCAGGGGCTGTTCAATAATGAAGCAGTTGGAAGAATTAAAATTATCTTATAGGCGCACGTTCAACACAGACGACGGCGAAAGGGTATTGAGTGACCTCAAGGCTAGGTTTGGTTTTGAGACAACCACGTTTACTGGCGATCCATATGAAAATTCATTTAACGAAGGGCAACGAGCAGCAGTGCTGTTGATCGTCAGGATGTTGTCCGAAGGGAAGGAACTAAAATGAGCGAAGAGGCAATCCAAGATACTGGATCTCAAGAAGCTGCACCAGAGGCTGTTGTGGCACAAGCTGCACCAGAAACTGCACCAATCGGTTTTTTAGAAAGCTTACCAGAAGAGCTACGTAATGAACCGTCACTACGTAACTTTGCTGATCCGAGTGCATTAGCAAAGAGCTACGTTCATGCACAACGCATGATAGGGGCCGATAAGGTAGCAATACCTAGTAAGTCTGCCACGCCAGAAGAATGGCGTGAGGTTTTCACAAAGTTAGGTGCGCCAGAAGATGCTGGTGCATACGAGTTTTCTGACAGTGATATATCTGTAAATGACGATTTAATTGGCACATTCCGTGATCGTGCGCTAACTGCTGGTTTAACGAACTCTCAAGCTAATGAAATGATGGGCTTTGTTAGGGATACAATAAGTGGTTTAGAAACTGATATGTCTGAAACAACGGAGAAAGCTTTGTACGAAGGTGAGCAAGAATTGCGTCAAGAATTTGGTCAAGCTTTTGATCAGCGTCTTGAGTTAGCTCAAATGGCTGCGAAAGATTTGTTGGGAAGCACAGATATATTTGACGAGATAACTTTATCGGATGGTCGAATGTTAGGGGATCATCCCGAAGTAGTTAAGATGTTTTCTCAGTTAGCAGAGCAAATTGGGGAAGACAATTTAGAAGGTGCTCCAACAGAACTTGTTATGACACCGCAAGAGGCTCAACGTCAAGTTTCAGAGATGACTAGACGAGACGGTCCATATTGGGATAAGATGCACCCAGAGCATGACACTTATATAGAAGAAGTGTTACGGCTCCGAGAGTATCTATAGCGGATAACCGAAAGGCCCGTGAAAAAGCTTGTAGTCAAGCGGACTAGTTGCCCTAAGCAATAGCATTGGCCCCCTTGGGACAACCAAGCGAAGCAAACCCGAAACTGAAACTGTAAAGGAGAGACTTATGTCTACTCAAATTACTACAGCTTTTGTCAATCAGTTTTCTTCTAATGTCCAAATGCTATCACAGCAGATGGGTTCTTTGCTGCGAGATGCAGTAGATAGTGAAAGCGTGAATGGCGAAAAAGCTTTTTTTGACCAAGTAGGTGCAGCGTCCGCTGTTCTACGTACTTCACGCCATGCAGATACGCCATTGGTGGAAACACCACATAGTAGACGTATGGTAACAATGTCAGATTATGAGTATGCCGACTTGATTGATGATCAAGATAAAGTGCGTTTACTTGTTGATCCGACTTCAACCTACAGCCGTGCAGCAGCCGCTGCTATGGGTCGCGCAATGGATGATGTTATCATTACTGCGGCTCTTGGCACGTCAACTACTGGTAAAGATGGTAGCACTTCTACAGCGCTTCCTTCTACACAGAAGATTGCTCATGGATCTGCTGGATTAACTATTGCGAAGCTTCTAAGTGCAAAAGAAACCTTAGATGCTAACTCTGTTGATCCGTCAATCACACGGCATATTGTTGTATCGCCAAAGCAAATCTCTGATTTGTTAAACAATACAACGGTAACTTCATCTGACTTTAATACTGTTAAAGCGTTAGCACAGGGAGAGTTAAACACATTTGTTGGTTTTAACTTTATTGTGTCAAATCGCTTAAACACTGACAGCAATAGTGACCGTCAGGTTATTGCCTTTGCTTCAGACGGTATTAAGCTAGCTGTTGGTAAAGAGCCAGCTGCTCGTATTGATGAACGTGCCGATAAATCCTACTCAACGCAAGTCTATTACTGCCAATCTATCGGTGCTACTCGCATGGAAGAAAGCAAAGTAGTAGAAATTGCGTGTAACGAATAAGGAGATTGATTAATGGCTACCGTTTATTCAACACAACGTACTAATTCACGAGCTACACCAGCAGTGATGAACAAAGCAAACGAAATGAGTGGCAGAATAAGAGTTGCTCATGGTACTTATGAAGCGTCTTCTTTAGCGTCTGGTGACGTTATTGAGATGTTTATTATGCCTGATGGCGCAAGATTGCTAGAAGGATCACTTGCACATGATGCAATGGGTTCATCCACAACCTTGTCAGTTGGCTATGCTGCACATACTAACGCAGCTGGTACGGCTGTAAGCGCTGCTGCTGCTGCTTATAAAGCGGCTGCTGCGTCTACATCAGCGCAAAAGGTAGACGTAATCGCTACACTAGCTTTAGGCTCCGGCACTGAGTTAGATGCTAACGAGGACGGTGTACCTGTAACGGTTACAATGGGCGGTGCAGCTGGCACTGGTACTGTTGAACTAACTGTTAAGTACGTTCTAGACTAATAGAGTGGGGCGTGTTTGCGCCCCCTCTTTCACATGGAGATAGTTGATGACAAGTACGGTTGATATAGCAAACTACGCACTAAACCTTTTAGGAGCGTCAAACATTTCTAGTTTTTCAGAAAACAGTAAGGCTGGAAGGGTTGTTAATCAGTTTTACGAAGGAACACGAGATACGGTTTTTAGATCTCACCCTTGGAATTGCCTGATTACTAGGGCTGAGTTGGCGCGAGAAAGCGAAGTTCCAAACTTTGGTTACGCTTATCAATATGTTTTACCGTCTGATCCGTTTTGTTTACGTGTTTTAGAATTTAGCAATGGGACTCTTTCTTACCCTCAAGACAACATGACAAATAATACTGGTGGTCCAGTATTTGCCATTGAAGGAAGAAAGCTTGTTACGGATGAAGCAATAGCAAAAATAAAATATATTGCTAAGGTGACAGATCCACAACAATATGATCCTAGTTTAATTCAAGCATTATCTGCTAAACTTGCTGCTAACATTGCATACTCAATAACAGGATCAAATAGTGTTGTTCAAACAATGTACGCTAAATATGAAGCTGAGGTTAAGGAAGCACGGTTTAACGATGCTACGGAAAGTGCTACGCAACGTTTAGAAGCAAGTGATTTGATTGAGAGTAGGTTTTAGGAATGGCAAGAAGTGCTCCAGCTTTAAGTTCTTTTACTGCTGGCGAAATCAGTCCGCGCTTAGAAGGTCGCACAAATATTGAGAAATATCGTGAAGGTCTTTCTGATTTGACTAATATGGTTGTAATGCCTCATGGTGGTGTAACCAGACGTCCAGGGACAGAGTATCTTGGTGAAGTTAAAAGTAGCGCCGTAAAGACAAGACTTATTGCTTTTCAATTTAAAACAAGCGACACATATATCCTTGAGTTTGGCAATCAGATTATGCGTGTATTTCGCAATGATTTACAGGTCTTAAACTCTTCAGCAAAAACAATTACTGCTGCAACAAAGGCAAATCCCGGCGTATTTACAAGTAATAGTCATGGTTTTAGTAATGGTGATGAAATATACGTTGATAGCCTAGGAGGTATGACAGAGGTAAATGGTAGAAATTATTTAGTAGCAAATTCAACGACTAACACGTTTTCTTTGCAAGATCTCTTTGGAAACAATATAAATACTACCAGTTTTACAACTTATACATCTGGTGGAACTGCAACAGAAATATTTGAAATTGCAACACCATATTCTGAAGCTGATTTATTTAATATTAGATTTGCTCAATCTGCGGATACAATGTATCTTGTGCATCCATCATATGATATACGCACCCTAACGAGATCGGATCACAATAATTGGACTTTCGCTACACTTTCTATTTCTGGATCTCCCTCACCAGGATTAAGTGGATCGGATAATAGGCCAAGTTGTGTTTCGTTTTTTGAGCAAAGACTTGTATTCGCAGGTACAAATAATAATCCGCAAAGTATCTGGTTTAGCAAAAACGGTGCTTATACAGACTTTACAGTAGGTACAAACGCGGACGATGCGTTGATCTATACGATTGCGTCAAACCAAGTTAATGCTATCCGTTATCTCTCTGCAACAAGAGTGCTTACGATTGGTACATCTGGCGGTGAATATGTTCTTACTTCAACAAATGACGGTCCTATAACACCAACAACAACACTTATACGTAAATATTCTAACTATGGATCTGCTTCAATAGATCCTGTGCAAGTTGCTGATGTAACATTATTTGTACAACGTGGCGCACGTAAAGTCAGAGAGTTTAAGTTTGTTGGAAATGTAAATACTGGTGGCTACGCTGCACCAGATATGACTATTCTAGCAGAGCATATCACAGATGGTGGTCTTACACAGTTTGCGTATCAGCAAGAGCCAGATAGCGTTGTATGGGCTACAAGAGCCGATGGTACGCTTGTAGGCATGACCTATAGACGCGAAGAAGAGGTTGTTGCTTGGCATAAGCATGTGATTGGTGGTGCATTTAGCGGTGGGCAAGCTGTTGTTGAAAGCATTGCAACATTACCATCTGATACTGGCGAAGATGAATTGTATATGATTGTGAAGCGTACAATCAACAGTGTAACAAAAAGATATGTTGAGAAACTTAAATTGTTTGACTTTGGCGCAAATACAACAGGTGCTTTCTTTGTAGATAGTGGACTATCATATAGTGGTAGTGCTGTTAGCAGCTTATCAGGTTTGTATCATTTACCTGGTGAAAATGTTTCTATATTAGCTAATGGTGCAAGTCATCCTGATAAAACGGTTGCATCTGGTGGTGTTGCGCTTGATTTCTCTGCAACAAGTGCATCTGTAGGATTTGGTTTTACAAGTAACTTAGAAACATTACGTATAGAAAGCGGTTCTGTTGATGGTACAAGTCAGGGTAAACCTAAACGTATTCATGCAATAACATTACGTTTATTTGAAACTGTAGGTGTAGAAGTTGGTAACAGTACTACCGAGTTAGATCGTATACCATTTAGAGATAGTTCTATGGATATGGATACAGCCATACCATTATTTACAGGAGACAAAGAGATAGAGTTTCCTGGTGGGTTTGAAGATGATGACCGTATTTTTGTGAGGCAAACGCAACCACTGCCATTAACGGTATTGGCGTTGTTCCCACGCATGAATACATTTGATTTGTGAGGTAGATTATGGGCGGTCTTTGCACAGGAATACAAGTTTTCACAGGATTAACTGGCGCTGTTAAACAGAAAAATGCGTCTGATAAAGCTGCTGAGAAAGCGCAAGCTGCGGCAAACTTCAACGCAGAAATGATTGAGCGTGATATTGGTTTGCTTGAAAGACAACGCGGTATTATCAATGCACAGTTTGCAATAGATGGTGTAAGAAATCGTAGGGCTTTTGAAAGTGAGATACAAGGTCAAGCAAGATCTGGCTTTGGTTACGCTGGCTTTGATATGAGTCGAGGTACGCCACTTGCTGTGTTGCGTATAAACGCTAGAGAGTTTGACTATCAAGAGGCTGTTAATGAGTTTAACAATGAAATGACAAACATGCAGATAAGTGACGAACAAGAAAACGCACGTCTTAATGCTGAGTTGGCACGTATGGAAGGTAGCGGTGCCTCTGCTAGTCTCCGTGCTCAAGGCACTGCCTCTTTAATAAGTGGGTTAGGTCAAGTAGCAGGTCTTGGCTACCAACGCGGAATATTTGGTTCTGGTTCACAATATTCTACAAGAGCGTCAGGATCTAACTTTACAACTAGCCCACGTCCAATGCCACGTCCTTTGTTGAGGTAATAATATGAGAATACCAGTATATCGAGCAGAAGGAAGAGTAAGCACAGACATGCCGGGGCGTCCTATACGTGCAAGGCGAAGTGTGGGCAGAGAGGCTGAACAGGAGTTGGCAAAGGCTGCACCAGCAAAGGCTGCATTGGCTGCAATCGGTGAATACGCTGAAACACGCTACAAGATGGAAACAAAGAACAATCTTGATAATGCGTTGTTAGACGCACAAGAGGCGCTACGTGAAAGACGTGAAGAGCTTTCCAAATCAGATTTATATGGCAGTGTTCTTGATGGTGATGATCCGATATGGACGCGAGAGACAGGTAAGCTACAGCGTGAGTTATCTGATCGAGTAGGTAGCGATAGATATGCACAGCAACAGTTTCAGTCACAGTTTCGTCAGTTAGAGATACAGAATAGATTTGCATTACGCGGTGACATTGATCGCCGTGTTGAAGTTGCCTCTCTGCAAAACAGAGAAAGAAAACTAACGGACGTTGAAAACCAGATAGCAGGTGGTCAGGATCTCAGCGTTATATCTATGGCATTGCAAGGTGTTGTAAACGATACACAGAAAATGGCACAGATAAAGGCTGGTGATCTTAGCAGTCTTACAAAGCAACAATATGCTATGATTTATAACGGTACGGTACGTGCGCTTACAAACTATGCTGATAGTGCAACAAGTGGTGTGCTTGCTATAGATGAAATGAGACGTGCGTTACGTGATAGCTTGCCAAGTGACTTTTATGGTCCAGAAAAAGAAGAAAAGCCTGTTGGCGAGGAAGCACTTTCATCCTCTGGTGGTGCGTATGTTTACGGTTTGATGAAAATGTTAAGCCCAGAAGATCAGGCAAAGATGCTAAAAGCTGTCGGTGGCTTACAAACTTTCTTTGAAGGTCCAACCATTGCAGAGCAAAAAGCACAAGATCTTTCGGAGATTTATAGAAGTGAGTTATCGTCATCAATAAGCGTTTATGCTGACAATTTGCCTACGCAAACCTTATCTGAAGAAACAATTATAAAGCTAGAAACAGATGTAGCAAGTATCTTGCCAAACATAGAGCCTGAAAAGGGCGCTAAGATGGTAGAAGATCTTAATGATTTAAAGCAACTTAATTCTTTGAAAATTGGTTTAGGGCGAGAAGCTACATTAAAAAATATAGACGCTTATGTTGATTTCTACGCAAAAGGAGTGCAAGGGCGTGGTGGCGAAGGTATTGACACGAAGTTTGAAGAAAAAGCATTGAAAATGGCGGTTGATTTGCGAGACGCCATAACTACGCAACTCGACGTAAAAGGTGATGCCATCGCATTTGCTCAGGCAAATAAAATGGATACCGTTAATATAGAGCCTGTTGATTTATCTATTGAAGCTATAAACACAGGCCAAAGTGGTTTGGAAAAAAGAATAGAGGCTGGTAAAAAAATTAAGGATTTAAACGGACTTAATTATACGCCAATTCTTTCTAAGGATGATGCAGACAAAATGATACAAGCCATTGAGGGTGTTGAGGCGTCTGATGCGGCTGCATACTTGCAACAAATGAAATTGTTTCTT